AGTTGGAGCACCGGATGATGTGTTTAGAGTAATCTCAGTGCCGGAACCGGCTATAGATCCGCTGTTTATATCAATCCCAGTAACCGGGGTTGTACCGTCTAACTTATCGTTTACAGAATCTAATTGGGTCTGTATCCCACTGGATACACCAGTAACATAGTTAAGCTCGGTGGTGGTGAGTGTAGCCCCGTCTAAAATGTTAAGTTCTGCTGCGCTTGCGGTTACACCGAAATCTGACAAAGCTGAAGGTAGGGCGTCTATCTGAGTCTGTATCCCACTTGTTACGCCATCAACATAGTTCAGCTCAGTAGTGGTAAGTGTTGCACCGTCTAAGATATTTAGTTCCGCCGCGCTTGCGGTTACACCAAAATCTGACAAAGCTGAAGGTAGGGCGTCTATTTGAGTCTGTATGTTACTTGTTACACCATCAGTGTAGTTAAGTTCGGTGGTAGTTGCTGTTATACCATCTAGGACGTTTAATTCAGTCGTAGTTGCTGTTACACCCAGTCCAGTTAGGGACGCACTTGCTTGCACGACGTTTGTGCCATCACAGAACACTATACGCACGGTGCTGTCAGGTACATCTACTCCGGTACCACCAGACGTTTTGACTGTGATAACCTGCCCAGTGTCGTTTTTAACTACATATATTTTAGCCGCTGTGGGGCAAATAACTTCTCCAGCGCCAGTCAGTGCCGCTCCAGTATCGGTGAGGACAAGCATCGCCGCACGGGATTCGGACGTAGTGCCGTTGGCAGTTGTAAGTGTGTGCAGGTTAGTAGACCAAGTATTGATTGTAGCTAGACCCGCAATAGCCTCTTCTACCATAGAAGTTATGTTGTCATTAACTACGGTACCCCAAGTACCGTCAAGTTCGCCTTGGGTAGGTAGAGCTAGCTTTAACGTCGATGTATATTGAGTTGCCATTTTACGAACCTCATGCTGCTATGTCTATCCAATTTGGGTTTTGTGTATCGTTTACATCCACCCAATTAGGAGTTTGTGTGTCAAGTATATCTGTCCAATTAGGATTTTGGAAATCATCTATGTCGGACCATACTAAAACATTCCCTATTATGCCGTTAGCTTGCACTCCGGTTACAGGTGCGTCTATATTTACGGCTACACTTACGTCGCCTAACAGCCCAGAAGCACTGACTCCTGTAGCGAAGACTTTAGTGACGAGTGCAATAAACACTGTACCTAACTCTGTGGTAGCTTCTACGCCAGTAACCTGAGCGTCCGCGCCTATTGAGACTTGAACTGAGCCAACAGCACCTGTGGCTTCTACTCCGACAACCTGTGCCTCTATCCTTACCGAAACCCCAACCGAGCCAACAGCACCTGTGCCTTCTACACCAGTAAGTTGGATATTAGCATCTGCCGAAACTTCGACTGAACCAACGGCACCTGTGGCTTCTACGCCAGTAAGCTGAACGTTAGCATCTGCCGAAACTTCGACTGAGCCAACAGCACCTGTGGCTTCTACACCAATAAGCTGAACATTAGCATCTGCTGAAACTACAACCGTGCCGAGCTGTCCTGTGGCGCTTACTCCAGATACAACTACATCTACCCCGAAGTTAGCTTCGGAAGCAAAAGCAGCTGAACTAAACGCGCCAGATGAAAACATTTTACACGCCTAAAGTTGGTCTAGTGTTTGGGAAGTCTGGTGTAGACGGCCAGTCTCTTAATCTTTGACGATAATCTGCCATAGCAGCTCTATTGGCTTCTGGATAATCAGAGACCGCCATATACTTATCGGTATCATCAAGCTCTTTATTGCGCCACATTATCTCAATTTGCTCATTTAACAATGTGGGAGAAACAACAACTTCTTCGTAGAATTCAAAGTTTTCCTCTACAAATTCAGAACTGGCAACTATGGTATTTAAAATATTTCCATCTGTATCTTTAATATTGTACTTTGCCATGCCAAATCCTCAGTATTCTACCCAGCCAGTCATAATGTATTTATCTCCACTTAACGGAGGGTTTCCTCTATGAGTATGCGTGAACCCAGCTGGCCACAACAAAACATCCCCAGCTTTCGGTTTTACTCTTAATCCGTAATAAAGGAATTCTGTTTCACCGCCATCTTCAACATCATTCAAAAAAAGAATGTAAGTCAACAGCCTGTTGCAACTACTCCTTCCCATATTTTCTGTATGCCAAATATGATAACCCTGACCGGGACTGGTCTTTTGAACCTTGTGCGTCCAAATGCTATGTTTGTCGTGGTCGTTTAATATCTGAAACTTCTCAACATATTCGCCATACACAACAGGCCAAAAAACCTGATTAAAATCTGAAAGTATATCTAAAGACCTTGCGTCAGTTTCTTGAAATGGAAAATATGCAAAGTCATCTTTTCTTAATTTGTAGCCCTCATCGTTTTGCTGCCTAGAGATAGTGTTGCCAATTTTATGTGATCTTTCAAATTGCTCAATAACTTTTTCACAGTATTGCTTTCCAAAAACACCTTGCCTGTGTAAAATAAAATTTTCTGTTTGCATGATTACTCTTTAAACATATTGAATTATTACCATGCCATCACCTCCAGCGCCGCTAGCTAATGGAGTTACGTTACCAACCCTTGCCCCTCCCCCGCCGCCGCCGCCTCCAAGACCGCCATCACTTCCAGAATTATTAACGTCAAGTCCGTTTCCTGTGCATCCACCGCCTCCGCCAAACATTCCAGCATTTGGATGGCCTTCGGTGTTTACTTGAGTAGCGGCGCACCCGCCTCCCGGCCCCCCATTAACATAAGCTGCATTTGTTGCGTCATACCCGCCTGAAGCGCCCTCACCTTTAACTGCTACTTCCGGTAATGTTGGGTTTCCATTTGAAGTGTCCATTCCATTAGAGGCAACAAGCTGAATAACAGTAGGAACACCTCCGCCAATAGCCCAAGTATCGTTTGAGTTACTATAGGGAGCTGCATCTATTAATCCGGAAGCGGCTCTTCCCCCGACACTTAAACCATTTGAGTTATTTTTAGATAAATTAACTGGACTTCCATACAGACTTCCGCCAGCTGTTATTGAATATTGTGCATTAACCGCATTTATACTACCGCCGCTTATCCCGTCTGAATTTATCCCAGTAGCGCCACCCCCGGTGCAGTATCTACCTGTATTGGAATTGTTTCCAGCACCTGTGCTGGCAGCTAAAGTTCCACCGCTACCGCCCGTATGGTTATAATCTCCACCAGATCCTGTTCCAGCTCCAGAAACATTACTAAACACGCCACCGTTACTAAAGTTTTGGCCTATCCCTCCAGAGCCACCGTTCGCCGTCAAACTGATAGCTAGGTTGTTAGAGTTGATTGTAGATTGGCCCCCAGAACTTCCATTGCTTGGCTGGCTTGTGGTAGAAGCTCCGCCCGCCCCTATAACGCAGACTATGCTATCGCTGGCAGTAACATCTAAAACCTTAACAGAGGTTCCTCCAGCAGCGCCTCCAGTACCAACGGAGCCATTTCCATTGCCTGAAAGGCCGCCGCTGCCACCGCCACCAATGCAGTAGATCTTTACCTTTCCATCATAAGGAAACGTAAAAGTGCTAGACTGTAAAACGGTAAAAACCTCTCCAGTAGCACCACCACCACCACCAGAACTAATTAAACCTGTTAATGTACTCACAATAATCTCCAGCCATTACTTGCATCTGTGTAGATAAAGGTCAAACCCATGTTTGCCACATCAATAGTAAAGTCTTCCGCCAGACCCATGATGTTTAAACTGTTCCTTCCAACCACTGTATCAGTAAAATTGCCAACACTTATTGCAACGCGCTCTCCTGCACTAGGACTTGCAGGAAGAGTAATCGTTTGTGTTGCTGCGGTAACGTGAACATGCTCTCCGGCAGATGCTGTGACCCCAGTAGCTGTTACTGTTGACGTAAACCCAGCAAAGTACCCTGCATCATTTGTCAGATCAGAAACATTCCCACCAACACTAACAGACTTTTCGGCTGGATAAGTTATAAATACAACTTTTGTCCCTGCGCTTAGGTTGACTACTGATCCGGCATTGGTGCTATCTAAAATTGTGTCTCTTGACAGAGTGTCCGTGCCGGATGTGTATGTTCCTATGCCTATCTCAAAGTCAGTATTGCCGTCGTCAACAATGGCGTAGTAGGTTGTGTCACCGTCAGATAAAGCGGAACTAAATGAAGCAAAGTTTGGCTCTGCTCCACCTAAAGTTAGATCACCAGTACCAGTTGTAGTAGTGGTTTCTTTTACACGGTCCGCAAGAACGAGAGCCATTACGCAACCCTAACAATAGCATTACTCGCGTCAGCTGTCGGGAATATAACCGTAAAATCACCAGCCGAAGAAGACTTGTCTGCTCCAAAGTCTAGTACAGCGACCGCTGGGTTTGTACCGCCATCAGCTTTGTATATGAGGGCTCCTCGTGCGGTTATAGTAGCTGTAGCCCACGTTACGTCTGAGAAATCTAAATACGCAGTGGTACCTGACGAGGTTGGATTAGCTGATATAGTCAGCGTCTCTCCGCCAGCGGTATAACCGGTCCCAGATACTTCATTAGTCGCTGAGTACGCTGTAGTAGTCGCACCAAGAGTAGCGCTTGACGTATACAAAGCGATCTTAAATGTTTGCGCCGTGTCGCTACTAAAATCCATCTCTCCGTTCAGAAGAGCGACTTTGAACGATGTGCACATTGCTTGTGTTATTGCCATAAATATCTCCTTAACTTACAGGTGATCTAAACTGCCCAGACCTATATGCGTCTTCTCGTAGTTTACCATCACCCAAATTCTTGAGTAGTGTGATTGATTGTAGGTACATCTTTTCGTAATTCGATATGATGTCGGGCTCGCCTTTCATAAACCGAATAGCTTCCATAAGTGCGCCGTTCAACAACGCAGTGTCGAATTCATCGCCTAGCCACGTAGTACCCGCTGTCACAATGGATTCTGGATAGTACCCGTAATGCAACTCTACTGCATACGCGCTATCTGGAGTTGGTCCTAGAATAAACGTGTCATCATCAAAGTATGCGTAATGCTTAGGTAGTCCTGTACTAGATGGTGTTGGGTACGCCTCTCTAATAAAGTTTACGTCCTTATTTATTAGGAAGTGATATGCACCATCGCCGTCAACCACAGCTATGCTGTAGCTATACAAAAAATCAGATGGACTAGATAAGTACTTATTGCCGCTAGATAACGTACCTGTGACGTTCCTTCGTAAGGCAGGGATCTGAACAGTGTTGTATATCTTCTGCTCTGCCTGTTGAGTGAACATAGCAAGCTGGTCATCTGTGAACGAATTCTCACAAATGTCTTCGATATTAGCTTTCAGATCCGTATAGTTCATGGTTTACGCCATTGGGCCTCTAGCCATAGTACCTTTAGTAGCCGCGCCACATCCTCGGATTTTAACGCCACCACCTTTAGCCATCTTCTTAGTGCCACAGCTGCTTTTCTTAGCCATACCACCTGCCTTCATCTTCTTGTGTGCGGAATCTTTCATAAGCTTGCCATCGGGCATATAGTGCATGCCTTTAGGAGCTTTTTTCTTAGTCATACCGCCCTTCTTCATTCCTTTACTTCCACAACCAGCCATACCTATCTCCTTATGTAACTACTGATACTGTACCTACAAACCCAGTACCAACTACTTGAAATGCTGGAATAATTTGTGCTCTACTTTGAGCGTATTCCGCGTTGTCGGGTCTAGGATCTCGCAAAGCTTGCGGGTCGTCAACTGGGTATTCCCCTAAGTGAAGCTGAGGGTGATCTGGGTTCCAGCATTCCTGACACGCCTTTACGTTTGTGTCCCGCCCCTTAACAATTAAATTCCGTAGTTCCTTTAGTTTATACTGAAAACCACATACGTCACAAAGTGCGATTGCGCGTTTGTTAGAAGCAAATCGCTGCCCCATGTTAGTACCTCGATATTCTAGGTACGAATCTTGCTGGGGTCTTTTCTCTGTCCTCTTCAGCCGCTAGCTGGAACTGTTCTTCATAAATCTGTTTAAGCATTGGTACGCGAGCTTCTAACTCCGGCACTTTCATAGCAATGTAATACGCCAGCCCCGCAACTAAACAGGGGAAGAATCGGAAGTTCATGTCCGCTGTTTGTACGCCACTGCCCGCATCTTGTACGCGTCTCATACGCCAGTAATGGAAGGTGTAGTTATCGCTATCTGGTACGGGCCATACGTTGATCTTAGGGTTGTCCCTAAGTCGTTCTATCCAAAACTGTATGGGACGTCCTGTATTGTTTTTTGCGGGGATAGAAGCATACGTACTTACGCTGATGCGCGATACCGTCAAGTCTTGCTGGTTTGTACCTGTACCTGTACGTATTACTTGGTCCAGCAGGTCAATGGTATCGGCGGGTAGATCGTATTCTGCGGTGCCGTTAACGAGACTTACAGATCCTTCGTCAATCGTCCAAAGGTTGATACCACGGTTCTGCCACTCAATGGTCATCAGGTTCATAGAACGACGGGCGGTTCTTAGGTCATACCCAGAACGCATCTCACGACCTGCACGCTCCCACGCTTCCTCGGCGATCTCCGTGAAGTCCATGTTGAACGCTGTCGTGCCTGATGTCGTCATTTCTTTTTCCTCTTAGCAGGGCTAACACGTCGTGGCTTACCTGCTGGCTGCCCTAGACGTTTCTTCTCCGCTATCTTTTTACGCTTCTCTGAAGCGCTCATTTCGCCTGATGTCTTAGGCGTTTTGCTAGATACCTTTTTAGTGGGGCGGCAGTAGGGGGTACCACGCTTTTCATCTTTACCCCTACCACAAGCCTTACCGGTGCGGACGTCTTTCCAGTCCTCTTTAAACCAGCGTTTCAGTGCCGCACCCTTTTCGGTCTTTCTAACCGCCACGAGCTTTCTTCTTCCTACACTTGGCTATCGCGCCACTTGCATAGGCACTGGGAAAGACTTTGTACTGACTCTTTACCTTACGATAGCAGTCGTCCTTCACAGTGCCGCCTTTTTTGTAGTAGCGTCTCATTACATCATTTTACAAGGGCGAACACCCTTCTTAGCACAACCAGCACCGCGTACTTTACCGCCTTTTTTGTACGTAGCCATACCACCACCCATCATCTTCTTGGGCTTTTTTGGAGCCATTTTCTTTTTCATATCTTCTTCTTTTACGACTTTTTGGCGTTTTTCACGGTCTTCGCTCGACAGAGTAGACTGATATTCAGACTCGCCTTCCATCATCATACGGTCAATGTCTTCTTGTGATATAGGTGATTGCTTTGCCGCCATGCCACCTTCTTGGTACTTCTTCATTTTCTTGTCAGCTTTCATAAACTCTTCTCCTACTGATTGTGGTATCCCAGTCTTTTTAGCGAACTTGGGATTGTTTGCTACCGCTGTCATCATTTTGTGCTGTGCTCTGCTTATACTAGGCACTACCATTTCACCTTATCAGCCCAGTACGCCGCAGACATTTTACCTTTCTTAATGTTTCTACCGTGACGGGCTTTAAACGACTTGCGTTTTGCCTTCATCTTGGCAGATTCACCAGACTTGGGTTTACCTGCAGTGCTAGCGCCTTGCTCACCAAAACGTATTACCTTCTCTTTCCCGCCCTCACACGCTTTTACTACGTGGGATTTCTTAGGATGAGAAGGTGTACGCTTGGGCTTATTGCAAGCCATCTTAGACTTTTCTACTCGCCCACCTTTTGCGTAATAGGTACGCATGGTGATTACCCGTAGAACACGGTCACAGACGCTACGTTAGTCAAGTCCAAATACACATCGGTTTCAAATAACACGCCTTGTGCAGGGATAACGACTTCGTAAGCATCGGCTACCGCAGGAGTAGCAAGGTTGATTTTAGTTGTGCCAGAAGCACCGCCATCTTTAAGTACAATGCTGCCGCCTGTAGCCGTAGCAAGATACGATATAGATTTAACGCGAGTTCGAGCACCGTATATAGTACCGTCAGCAGTTAGTGTTGCGCTACTGACATCGGTTTCCATCGCCATGTTTTACTCCTTACTGTCAGACTTTTTAGTCTTCTTAGCAGCGGGTTTAGCTTTTGGTTTCTCTACGCCGATACCACGCTCAGCAAGTTCTTCCTTGTTGGGCGCTTCCATTTTAATAAGAGCCATATTTATCTCCTATTAAGACGCAGATATAGTGCCGCCAGTGTCAGAACGCTTCCAGTTTGTTCCATCAGAAAACGCCAAGATAACCGATCCAGCTGCGCCATCAGACACATAGACAACAGTACCAGCGCCCGCTGTAGCAGCGGAAGGAGCCGTAGCAACTGTATAAGTAGGGACTTTTACCGCACCAACCACATCACCAGTGACATCACCAGTAAAACCATTAGTAGATACGACTGGACCTGAAAAAGTTGTTGTAGCCATTAGATATTCCTCACATGCGAGTTTGGTGTATCTGTCTGCATGCCGTCAGCTAGGTCTGTCAGATACACGTTAATTGTTTCCTAGTACTGTCTTTGTACCACGAGACATAAAATCAGTCAAACAAAAAAAGGGGCCGAAGCCCCTTCTAGTACTGACTCTGCTAGATTATGCTCCAGCTGAGCCAAAGATACCCAATGGATCAGAAACACCGAATGAGTAACGCTCACGAGCTTTGTATCGGCTGTTGCCTGTGTCAAAGTCAGCGTCCATTGATGTCTGCATGGGTGTACGCACAAAGTGCTTAAGACCGTTAGGAACGTCAGTTAACAAGAACCAAGCGTTAGTGTCGGTCAGGTAGTGGTTAACCGCGTAGCCTTCAGGGATTGATCCGTTGTTGCGAAGCGCGTTCAGATCGTTGTCGGCAGTTGCCACACGTCCTTCAGTTTCGAGCAAGCGGGTTGCAACGAATTGTAATGAAGGGGGTAAGATCAGTTTACGAGGCTTAGCAGCGATCAACAAACCGCGCTCATCGGTCCAGCCAGCAATCTGAATAACAGCCGCTTCCAAAGAAGTTTCGTTAAGGTCAGCAGCAACAGCTGGAGCGTTTGAGTTAACTCCACCAGAGACAAGTGGGTGGTCGGTAGCACATAAAGCTTTACCATCACCGTAAGTTACGCCAGAGAACGCATTGTTCAAGATAGACGCAGCTTTAACTTGCTTGGTGTATGCCATAGCGCGAGCCAATGCTTTGGTGTAACGAGATGACAAAGAGTCATACAAGTTATCTTCAATCGCTTCTTCAGTGATTGAAAAGCCCATCGCAATAGTTTCGTGCGTGTAGCGAGCGGTCCATGCTTCTTGTGCATTGTCGTATTCGATGGCAGAGCCTTCGTTTTTAACAGGTGCAGCAGAGAAGCCTGAAAGCTTGGTTTCTTCTTCAAAAGAACGGTCAGAAGTTTCAGTTTCGAAAATTTCTGAGTGCTCTTCACCATATTTTGCGTACTCCATACCGAACAAAGCGTTCAGTCCGGGCAGGAGTTCTTTCAGTAGCTGGGCGCGTGAAATTGCCATGTTACATCACTCCTTATACGCCAGTGGTATTGTTGTACTGGTGACCGGCATTCCACTTAACGTAGGCTTCCGTATATCCACCAGAGGTGTTTTTAGTTTCCTCAACCAAACCGACAATTCGGAAAGGAAGAGTGTTAGTTGTAGCTGAAGTATCTGAGATCGCACCACGAGAATTACCCGAAGTAGAATCGCCAGTATTGTCTACACCTGCAACGTTTGCACCGATGTCAGTCAAAGCAAGGTCACCGATAGTTGTGCCTGAAGACACTACGGCTGCTTTGAACAATACATCAGTAGCGTCTACGACGTACGCTTCGATATCGCTAGCGACAGTGCTTGCAGGGTAGTACTGGCTGAAAAGCTTATAGCCCAAAACGGGGTCAGTATAAGAACAGCCCATAAATACACCTACAGGTGTCATAGCAGCATCGAACGTGTCGCGCTCTACAGTTCCACCGGTAACCAACTTAACAGCGTCTCCGTTGAAGATTGAAGTAGCGTAACCACTGGCAATCTTAAAGGTACGAGTTACACCCGCAAAAGGTGTACCGCTAAGTAGTTTGACCGGAACAAGTCCATAAGGACCACTAACAGCTGGATAAGCCATAATTAGCTCCTATTAAGTTCCTTTTCCAAACGTCACCTTTGTTTTTCTCTCGTTGAACAAAGGCATACGCGGATCATTTTCTCTCATTAAATTGTTATCGACTGACTGCATTTGGGCCTTAGCCTGTTGGTTATAGTAGTCATTACGTTCATCTACCATCTCAATAGGCGCTTTACACAGCATTAACCCGCCGATAACTACGTTGTCTTTGAATCGCTCGTTTTCTACGGAGACCATCGTGATCTCAGGGTGATCGCTTGCTTTCACAGGCTCCCATCCTTCACGAATTTTTGAGGAAACGTTAGTAGCATCGACTTGACCTTGCGTACTCACCCGCACCCAATGGAATTTGTATCCGTCTTCGGGCTCAGGGCTTGGTAGAAGTTCGGGACGTTGCCATGAACGCTTACGCGTGGTTTGTTCCCTAGTTTCTAAGTCTCGCTTGATTCTATTCTCAGCCATTATCCATTCCTCATTAAGTCAGCAACCTGTTTGGCGTATTCTTCAAGTGGTACTCCAAGCCTTTTAGCAATAGCAACTTGTGTTTGATTTAGTTTCACCTTTTTAGGTGCCGTGCTCCGCGTAGCGGGTGCAACCACATTTTGCTTCCTTTTCGGCTTGTCAACCTCCTGTGTTTGTGCGTCCTCGAAGTTTTCGGGAAACACCTGTCGCATACGAGCGTTTATGCTCTTGTAGTACTCATCACTTTGTGGATCGACTCCATTACTAACTAGTTTTTTATGCAGCCCCAGAGCAAAACTAGTCATTTCGTCGTCCGAACCAAACCACGGGTTGGCGTCAGCCCATTGTACCGCTTTTTCGTCTGGCTTAATTGGTTCTGGGGCGGTAGTGTCCTGTACCTGCGTTTGTACCTCATTCTGTTCCTCTTGTAAAGCAGGAACTTTGAAGTTTTCTACGCGCTCGCTACGTAACTTAGCAGTTGTTAACTGATCCTGTGCTTCTAAGAGCGCATCTGCGTTACCAGACTCGTACGCATCTTTGTATGCACGCTTAGCTTGCTCAAGCTCAGTAGCGACTTGTTTCTTAGCTTGCTCTAGTAGGACGGTTTGGTTTTTACTTACCGTACCCTTTAACTTGTTATTCTCATCAACAAGTTTTTTAGCCAGCCTTTCAAGCTCTTCACGCTCCCGCATCGCTTTTTCTTTCTCGCGGCGTTCATCGTGATAGCCTTTACTAAAATGCTGAATGCGCTTCCGTACCTTCTCAGAGTATTCTTCTAACTCATCCTCTGTGATATCAGGAGGCGGTTCAGACGGTTTACGACCTCGGTCTTCGGGGGGAGTGTCATCGACTATTTCAATATCGAAGTCGCCAGTATCTTCCACTGCTTGTTTGCTAGGCTTGACCATATACTCCGCAGAAGATTTTTCAACCTCTAACTTTTCTTCTTTCTCGTCGTCGGGAAAGCTAAACTCTACTTTTTCAAAGGGCATTATTTATTCCTCATACTCGCTGCACACCACGGGGGTCTGCGACAATGGCCTCGATGGAATCGTCATTCATCAAACGATATTCGACACCGCCTACTTTAAATCGCGTGCCAGTATTAGCACGAAACATTACGTAATCACCTACCTTGCACCAAGGTCCAGTCGAGAACCGATCTACGTCAGAATAGGCTTGCTCGCCCATATCCAACACTAGACCAATAATCGACAGTACAGACTCGTGGTTCTTGGTTATAGCCGCTTTAAGTAACCCGCTTTCGAAAGTCTCTTCGACTTCGGGCATAGCAATAAGCACTCTATAACCCACCGGTTTAGGTAGTTGCGCTTCTAGCTCCTCATCATTTACTTCTATTTTTTCAGCTGCGTCAGTCATCGTCACCATCCATATAATTACGCGAGAGGTCTTCTATGATTGCATGTGCTGAGCGTAGACCCCGAAGTAGCCCGCACACTTCCTTATACTCCGCATAGTCCTTGGGACCAGCATTGGATAAGAAATTCTCTGCGGAGGAACATTGCTCCTCGATTTTATCTTTAAGCACGTCAAAGACGGTTTTAGCCATTTGTTACTCCTTTTTAGGGGTGTTTTTGTTGTTCTGCATAACCTTCAGTAGGTCAACGCCGATCTTGTCTTTGTTCTGTTGTTCTAGAGTGCGTAGTTTCACACCTTCTGCTCTAGCCTGTAGCGCAATTTCAGCTTGGTCGATCTTCAAGCGCTCCGCTTCAACCATAGCGTCGAGTAAGTCTTTCTTCACTTTACGCTCGGCTTCAGTCTGTTTCGCTTGTATATCTGCCATGTCTTTCTGCGACTTACGCTGCACTTCGGCTTGCTTGAGTGCCAACTCCTGCTGTTTGAGCTGGAACATCGGGTCTTGAGCTTGCTGCTGTGCGGCGGCTTGCGCTGCTTGCTGTTGCTTGGCTTGAGTGAGCTGTTGTCCAGCATCTGCCACCAAACGAGACAACTGTACTTCGATCTCTTCTGGCATCTCTTGGTTCGGCGCAGGTAGCTGCACACCCAACTTCTCTTCGATCTGCTGACGGTACTGGAATCCTAAGTGCTCTGCGATGTGCGCCTGTAGCGACATCATAATCTGCTGAGCCTGTGGGTTCTGACCTATCATCTGAGCGACCTGTGGGTCTTGCATAAACGCCATGTGTGAACCAATGTGCGCTTGGTGATCTTGGTAGATAAACGCCTTCATGGGCTTGCCAACCAACGCCGCCATGTTCTCGCTGACAGGATCTGTAGGTGTCATATCCGCTTCGAGTGGGATGAGTTTGTCCGCGTTCTTGATACCAAGAACCTCAATCATCTGCCTGTGCAGCTGTGGCAGGTCGTATATCTGAGGAGCAGTTTGTGCCATCTGTAGGGCAGCTTGATACTGCACCACACGCTGTGCCATCGTAGAACTATTCGGATCGCTGACAGGAATCACGTCAACCATCGCGTAGTCGTCTATCTTGGCGGCGACGTCTCCACGAGACGGGCTGTAAGTGTACTCCGCTGGGGCATACTCAGCCATGATTGATTTGAGGAGCTTGAACTCCTGCTTCATCGCATAGTGTACGCGGGCTTGTACCGCCGCCATCGGCTTCAATGTTCGTTCCAACAGAGCCAGAGTGGTTCCTACAGGAGCGTTTGCCGACATGTCAGAGACGTTTAAGTCACTGATTGCCCCTAACCTGCGACCTTCGTTTGTAATGCGGTCTAACAACGCAAGTAAGGTCTGGCTAGGCTCCTTGTATGGTAGGGGCATGATGTTGTCGCGTATGCTACCTGACGGCACATCGACATCTCTCCATTCCCCCGGCGGTATAGGTGAGTCATCTCCTTTTATCCGCAGACCACGAGTCTTCAAGCCGCCCGGCAAGTTAGACAGTGTACCTGCATCGACAAGTTGTCGGATCAGAGATGTCCCAGCCCGAGCGTACCCACCAATAATGTGGATCAACCCAAGCCCATAAAACCCAAATCCCGGCACGTAGACGTAATGAACGAAGTGCTGACGCTTCAACATCAACATGTCATCCTCGTTCCAGTTTCGGCGTATAGCCAAAATCTCGTTACTGCCGCGATCAATCGTAACTACGTAAGGTTTTGCAATGTCGTCCTCATCATCAATATCGTCTAGCACGAGGTCGGCATGTATTTCGTAAATAGCGTAACGGTCGTCATCCGTTAAGTTGAATCCACCCTCTTCGGCCTTTTTCTGCTCAATATCCGTGTGGAATGACTGAGGTTCGCCTAGCTCTACATCCCTGTAAAACCCAGCCGCTTGAAGCTTTTTAAGCTCGTTTTTGGTCTTACGCATGATGTGCGTAACGCGCTCAGCAGACTCAATATGGGACGCACCGTAGGGTACAATCACGTCTTCTGCTGGGATATAAATGGCGGTTTGACGCCCCAAATTGGGGTCGTAGTACACTTTCTTAAACGCCGATCCAGCCAAACCTAAGCTGTACAGCATCCGCTCGTGCTCGGGTCGGTACTCCACCATCCGCTCAGTCAGCTCGTAGTTCATATCCGCACGGACACGCTCTGCGGCTTCCATTTTCTCAGGAGTTTCTTCGCCCAATATCTTAGTGCGGACAGGACCAACCGCTGGGAAAGTCTCACTCATTGTTTCAGCTTGGAAACGAATAGCTGCTTCAGCTAGAACTGTAGAAAACACCCC